TGATCAACAATATACATTTGTTGTTAATGGGAAAACTCAAATGAAAACTATATCAACTAATGATTTAGATTATTTCGCTTATCACGTAGAAAATGTGGGCAATTGGGAAAAAAGTCTTGTTCCAAAAGAATTGTGGCCATTAATAGAATACGCTAAAGATAATAAAAACATGACAGTTAAATCTATGCTTGGACAATCTGTTAAAGATGTAAAGGCATTGTTTGTAAATAAAACAAGTGAGATTGCAAAACAAAAAAAATCTTCAGAAGTTGCTATTGCTATAAGAAATAAGTACGACAAAAAAGATCCTGCTATAGATAAAGTAATATCAGACAATGTTAATGTTGACAGCGTACCACCTGATCCTTCAGGCTTGCATTGGATACTTTCACCTCTTACAACATCTGAGGACAAAAGATGGAGCACTACAGTAGACTTTGCTAACCAACATCAAAGATTAGATGTAGGAACTGTCTCTGCTATTGAAGCTTTAGGCAAAGGAATGTTTAATGATAATAAAAACATAGACTCTGCTCTTAAAATGTTCAAGGGTCTTAGGTATTATAATAAAGAACAAAGTGATGGTTCATTTAAAACAGTAAATCTTTTAACAAGATTGGTTGGAAACAAAATAGATACCAAAGCTTTATACAATATTGAAAAAGCAATTACTGTTTCAAGCATGTCTGGTGGATCAACGCCTAGTGTTTTAAAAAACCTAACAACATATAATGATCCAAGTGTAACAAAAGGTAAACAAGATGCTTTTTGGTCACAAGCTGAATTTTCAAACACTAAAGACAATTCAGATTACATTGGCTTTGGTAAAAATAGTGGTGGATTTGAAAGCCTAGTTAGGCAACATACCAATAATGTTTTTGACATTAAAGAAGTTGCTATGTTTGCAGAACACTACGTTGAAACATCAAATACGGATGTATCTTATAAACAATTAGATGAGTTAATAGTAGAAACTTTAGATAATTTAACTGCTGTAACTAATAATGTTTTTGATATGAACTCTCAATTTAATGAGAATGGCGAAATGAAATCAAGATTTGCTATAAGTAGAAAAGTAAACCCTTCAAGGATACAAGAATTTTATGATGGGATAGATGTAAAGTTACCTTTAGGACAATCTTTAGCAAGAGACGTAAGAAGAAATTTAGGAGAAGTTACATTTAATAGTTTAGATAATTCAGAAAGATTGGATAGTGGTCAAAGAAGATTAGAAAAAAATGAAATGAATAATAAAGTTGCTTACCTTGTTCCTGCTACTACAGATCCTAATAACACAGTTTATAATTTAGTTAACATTACTAGGAATGGTGATCAAATTGATTATACCCCAGTTTTAGATCCTGTTACAAATACATTCATGTCAATAAATGTTGGCCCAGAATGGCAGAATGATTCGGTAACATCTGATTTGGATCAAATAGATTTAAGTGAAGCAATGATAACAAAGTTAAATCAAGACATAGCATCTGGACAATTAAATAACGATCAAACAATTTTAAAAACAAAAGAAATAGTTAAGCATGAAGCTATAATAAAAAGTGTAGAGAATGAAAGTAATAATAAAACTGCATCGAATGTTGATGGTACTGCTTTTCCAAGTGATAACTCTAATGTATTAGAAAATGCTTATGTTGTTTTAGATAAGCAAGAAGGATTTAAACATACAAAATATAAAGATGGTGCTAACTTTTCTATTGGTAATGGATTTTACATTCCTTCATTAGAATCAGATGAAAGGGCTTTAATTAAAAACATAAGATATATTACAAAGGATGAATCTAAAGCAGTATTGAAATTAAAAGTAAGTAAATTGAGAACAAGATGGAGTGACTTATTAAAAAATAGAACAGAAAATAAAGGTGAAATGTCTAACCTTCCTGTTAAAACTAGAGTTGCAATGATCAGTATGGCTTATCAATTAGGTATACATAACATAGCAAGTAAAGAAAAAAACCCAAAGGCTTGGCCTTCTTTTATGAAAGCAATTACAAAAGCAAGTACCTATCCATTAAACAGTCCAGATCAAAAGAAGTATCTCCAAGAAGCAAGTGAGAATATGTTATACAATTTTAAAAATGGAGTAAAGGATTCTGAAACTGGTTGGTACAAACAAACTCCTGAAAGAGCAGAAGCTATGGCTAGAGCCATGTTAGGTAAATAATGGCAGAGTTTACTTACAATCCATTTCTTGATGACGAAGAAGAAAGACTTAGGATACAAAATTTAAACAAAGGAATTCAAACACAGGATTTAACTAGTGGCACAGATGTTAATACAAGTGGTGTTGATTTAAGTGGTAGTGATTTACTTGAGTTAGGTGCGGCACAACTTGGATATCAATATGATCCTATATTGGAAGCAAGCTATCGTTGGTTTAAATATGGTGACGATACCCATGATGCAAACTTTAATCCTTTAACTTCTATGCAAGGATATGAAGGACACGAGTCTTCTTTAGTTGTAGCAAGAAGCAAAGAAGAAGAAGACGATATTAAACGTGCTATTGATGAGAATAGAAACAGAAGACAAACGATGTCAGAGCATGGGTTTATGGCTAATTTAACTATGGGCATTTTAGACCCCATTAATTTAATAACTATTCCTTTTGCAGGTGCAGGGTTTGTAACAGCAGGTGCTAGATCAGCAGGTGGCTTTGTAGCTAGAAGAGCTTTGGCAACTGGAGTAGGCGTTGGCACAATTCAAACAGGGCTTGAGGTAGCAAGAGGCCCATTTGATCCTTTACAAACTTGGCAAGAATCTGCCATGAATATTGGAATGGCTACGTTAGTAGGTGGAGTAATAGGTAGTGCTGTTTCAATACCTGCTAGTAGAAAGATTAATGCTGTAGCTAAAACTATTGCAGTAGAAGCCAAATTAAAAAAAGCTATGGATGAAACAATTATTGATGACTTAGTTACATTAGATAAAGGTGATGGCATTGCTAAATCAGAACGTAAGCTAGGTATAGAAACAGATGAAACTATTCAAGCAAGTAAGAAAATAATCCCTGCTACTATTAAAAGGTTAACTAAAAACATTGAAGAAAGACTTGCTAAGATAAAGAAATCTCCAGAAGGCAAAGCTATTTTTGAAGAGTACCAACTCACAGGTGAAGTTAGTACGTACAGTATAGATAGGTTAAATGATTCAGATAGAGCAATGCTAGTAGGTGATAGCAAAGCAGGAACTGGTGATCTTTATCATGGAACTAATGAAAAAACTAGATACAGGACAGACGAAGGTGAAGTTAAAACTACTACTATAGATAACTATGTTAATAAAAACGGAGACTTAGTTATTAAACAAACACCTGATGATGTCAGGGGAATGAATCAAATAGGAGTTTCTTTAACAGAAAGCTTAGATACTGCTATTTCTTATACTGCTTCTAAAGATAAGTCTTTTGATGGCAGGCGTGATCCAGACTCTGTAGGTGGAGACGATGCTGTTGTTTTTAAAATAAAAAGAAAAGCTGTTGACCTTGATAAACAAAAAGTTGAATCAGGAAATGAAATCTTAATTGAAGGAGACATCTTAATTAAAAAAGGTGACTTTGAAATAATTAGATTTGGAAAGAACGCTACAGATAACATACCTTTCCCTGAAATTGGTGTTGTTAATTTAATGAAATCCTTACAGAAACAAACAGATGACTTAAACGATATAACTAAAGAAAGTAATCTAAGGTTAATTGAAAACTCACGTAACAATAAAGACGTTGTAGATGGGTACAGATTAGCTGATAGTTGGTTTACTCGTAATCCATTTTATGTAAAGTTTTTAGCCACTCCTTATAAAACTATTGTTCAAGGGAAGTATCCTCAAGCAGTAAAAATGTATATGCACGACTTAGTTAATGATGGTGGTGTAGCTAATATGTTTAATAAACTTGGCTTATCTAAAGGACATTCTGTTTATACAATGGCGGCAATGAGAAACGGAGAATGGGTTTCTGTAATGGATAAGCTGATGACTATGTATGGAAGACATACTAATCAAGGCACAAAAAAGTTTATGGATATTGCAGGTGGCCCTAAAGGATTTGATGAATGGGTAAAGAATGTTAATTTAAAATATCTTAAAAACGATAAGACTCTTACTGACATTGAAAAAGAAGCTTTTGAAGAACTAAATTCATTTTGGAAAACATGGCAAGGTAGATTAGAAGACACAGGATTAATAGGTAATAAAGTTTATTATCAAAATAAAGTGCTTGATAATGAAAGAGTATTAAAAAAAGTAGATGAGGATTTATTAACTATTGAAGAAAAGTTTGTTGTTAGAGATGGAGATGACGCTCCTACATTCTTAAAGTTTCAAGATGAATTAATAAAATGGCACAAAGAACTTTCTGTATTAAATGAAAGAGCAGGGCAAGCAGGTCTTACAGCATCCCAACAAAAACAAGCTATTCGTTTACGTGAATTTATAGATAACTATGAAGTACCTAGATGGAATCCTTTAGATAAAGCAGGTAAGTTTCAGTCTTGGAAATCTTTAGTTGCAAGAAAGGCACGTATTAAAAAACAAAACGAAGACTTTAGACAACAGATAGAAGAAATGAATTCAATGCCTCCAACTAAAGATGGGGATGAAAATATGTTTTCTCGATTTTGGGATAGAGAAGCTATAGATAAAAACAGACCTGAGTTAGAAAAAATTCTTTACGATTGGTATGAAAAGAATCCTAAAGTGTGGACATTTGGCGAAGATGGTAAATGGTTTCAAAAAGAATTAAGCCCTGATCCTAGAGACATATCAGATAGAGCAAAGAATACTGTTGATGAAATACTAGGTATAGCTAACAAAGATGTAACAGGTGCAGAAGTTGCTTACTATGGTATGGGTAAATCAAAACACTTTAAACACAGAGCAATCGATATTCCGAATTCATTAGTCTATGATTTTATTGTTAACGATCCTATTGCAGTAATGAAAGCGTACACTACAAGAGTAGCACCTCGATATGAGTACGCTAAAAAACATAACAACAAAAACTTAGATGAGATTCTTGAAGACATTGACATTGTTATGTACGGCGAAGGTCATACTAAAGCTGAGATTGACAGAGCAAGAATGAACTATCAACACATGTACGATAGAGTTGTTGGTTCTGTTATGAGAAAAGATCCGTCTGCTTGGGATGTTCAAATGACAAAAGTCATGAGAGATGCGGCTCAATTAAATTACTTAGGAAGTGCAGGCTTTTCTACGTTACCTGATTTAGCTAAGATTCTTATGGAACACGACATGAAAACTATCACATCAATCATGAAAGATGTATACGCAGGAGACAAGCGTATTTTTTTAAATGCAAAAGAAGGAAGATTGGGAGGTGAGATATTAGATATTCTTACTGGATCAAGCCATTTAAGAATGACAGAAGAGTTGGCTAACAATCCTTTTTCTAAAGGGTTCTATGATAAGTACGCTGACAAAGGTAAGAACGCTTTTTACATAGCAAACCTTTTAGCACCTGCTACTAGAATATTTAAACAAATCGATAGTATGGCACGAACACACACTCTTGTTGATTTAGCAGTAAGGAAGCATAAAGGTAGCGATTACCTTGCAGGTAAAGAAAACGATCAATCTCTTAGAGAGCTATCTGATTTCGACAGAACTTATGCGGCAAGATATAATATTGATGACAAGGTTGCTAAAGATATAAATGAATTGGTAGAGAACGGAACAATAGAAATAACTGGCAATGGTTTGTATATAGGGAATACAGATAAGTGGCCTTCTCACATGAATCAAACAAGAGATAACTTTAGAGCCTCATTAAATAGTGGAATTTTAAATACAGTATTAATGGGCACTCCTGCTGACAAACCAATAATTGTTGATGGTGTTGTTTTTATTCCAATGCGTGTAGCTAAGTCATTAGGATTAGCTGAAGATGCTGTTGTTCGTGGCTACCACAGAATTGAATCTCCTTTAATGGGATTACCTTTTCAGTTTATGTCTTATAGTTTTGCCGCAATGAATAAGATTACAACAGGGTTAGCTACAGATCAAATAAGAAACAGAAAGACAGCAATAGCAATGTCTATGGGTCTTGCTTATTTATCTCTTCAATTAAAAACTGATAAATATTCTTGGGAAAATATGGATTGGGAAGATAGAATAGCTAGATCGTTTGATCAATCAGGGCTTGCCGCACTCATGTCGGATATGTTTTATCAATCACTTGCTGTGTCTCAGGCATTAGATGGGCCTGACTTAGGCTTTGGAATGATAGAAAAAAAAGGGCCAAAAGAAGAAGACGCATTTGGTGCAGTAACTACAATTGGTGGTGCAGGAGTAAGTATTACTCACGATTTTTTTCGCAAAGGTGTTTATGAATTTGTTACTGGAAACTTTGGAGAAGGAAGTAGTCATATGATTCGTAATATGCCTGCTGTAAAACTTTGGTTTTTAAAAGGTTGGACAAATGATTTAACAAAATGGATTGGAGCAAAAGATAATGCTCAAGATCCTATGACTACAGGGAGAAACTAATTGTGCGTTGTGAATTTTTAATTAGATATATAAGGTGACAATATGACAATAGCTTTAAGTGCAAATACTCCGAGAGTCTCGTACACTGTTAATGCAGGTGCGACACAGACGGCTTTTACTGTAAACTTTGAGTTCTTTGATGACGCTGATTTAAATTTTTATGTTGATGGAACTAAAAAAACATTAACAACTCATTACACTGTAGCAGGTGGCGATGGTGCTGTAGGTACAATCAATACAACCGCAGGCAACACTGTGACTGGCATATCAGGTAACTCAACCATTGTAATTACAAGGTCAATAGATTTAGCAAGGGTAACTGACTTTCCATCTTCAGGTGCTTTTCAAATTGGTACATTAAATACAGAGCTTGATCGATTTGTAGCTATAGCTTCAGACTTAAACGATGATATATCAAGGTCTATTAAGTTAGCTGATGAAGATGACGCTGTAAATTTGGAGTTACCATTAACAGCTAACAGAGCATTAAGAACATTAGGTTTTGACAGTGCGGGTGCGTTAACAACTACTTCTGATTTTATACAAATTGGCGGTGATGCGGCACAATTTACCTATTCAACTACAACAACAGATGCCGACCCC